GCATCTGATTAATAGTTTTGAATGGTTGTTTGTATATACATTACTTAATAAAACACAATCATATGATTTCACCAGTTCTTTAACATGCTCTAATGTGTATTTTTTATTATTGACACACACAGGACATCTAATACCACCTTTAAATCTACCTCACGTGGTTTCATATTCATGTCCTTTGTTGCATAGAACCATTAATGGTGTTGATCGGTTAATATATTCTGTACTTAAAAGGGTGTATCCGTGGATTGATTCTATTTGTTCTTTGACGTGTTCATAGGTAAGTTTTTTCATTTAAAATCTCCTTTTCAGATTGTTTGGTTGAGGTTAGACTGATTAGAAAAGGTAATCATGTCAAGGTGATCAAACCCTGTCCCTCATATTACTATTTATCATTTTGTTTTATCTCATTAATGATTTTCAACAGATCAGGGTTCATTGTATCATTGAGTATGTCATTTGTAAATTGCTCTCCCATTTTAACTGAATGTCTACCACAGGAAGTAATAGCTTCAGATAAGTCTATAAGAAAATAGCGACTATATGGGACTGATGTGATTCCAAATAAAGAGTTTAACAGCACCTTATAAGCATATTGCATTGTGTATTTTCGTTTAATTTCATCATCAGCACCTTTAACATCATACAGTGCTTTCATGTCTCTCTTTATTTCTTTGCGCTTTAAAAACATTATCCTCTCTATGTCAGCCAACACACCTGTTTTATTGGTTTTAAAACAAGTACCACATGGTGTTACTGATATCAATCCTTTCTGTATCATTTTATTGAACATCACTAATGATTCACCCTTAAATTCTCTCACATCATTACCTTTCTTTAACATGAAGGCTGGAAACTTTTTCTTAATGGTATAATTTATTATGTGATCTTCTGTTAGGTCTGTTATTCTGCCAATATAAGTCTCTATACTCATGTTTAATGTAATAATAGCTGTGGGATAACTTGAAGCAATGTCGATAGAACTTATCCAGTCATGTAAGCCCACTTGTGGTTGTTTAACATATGCTGCTGGAAAAGTTGACTGTACACCACCCTTAAATTGAGGTGCACATAGATTATTCCTTCTATAGTATGTTAATATCTTACCTTCAAGCAATATTGTCATGGTTAAAAATGATTCCATGGGAGCTCTTGTTAGCAGTGATAATCCTTGTATTAAGTCAATATAACCGAGTTTATCATCCAATTGTTTTATTAATTCAACATCCTTTATATTATAGTCTATGTATTTTTGCCAATCATTTTTATATAGATCAGACAGAGTACCTTCATATTCAAGTTTTTTTTCATTAAGCTCAAAATTACACACATAATCAAGAGAATATCGTTCAAGATTGTTTCTTGTGTACCATTTATATACTGTTTGATAGTCAAGTATAGATACACCAGATATAGACACTCCAATATCACCATTTGATTCCCATGATCTGACTTTCTTAATGGGTGATAAAAATTTATATACATCCTTATCAAAGAGATTCTTGCTCCTGTTGATTATATAAGGAAAATCAAAGCCAGACACAGTCATTTTTTTATTCATTGATATATTTCACCCAGTATATACATCAGGTGGATTTTTATATGTGAATGATAAGAATTTTTTTAACAGCATCTTTTCACTGTCATCACAATAGATATAAGTTACATCACTACGTGTATTATCATACTTGTGTAAACCAAACACATATACATGATCATTCAACCAGTCATATATACTAATGGCTGTGATTGGCTCACCAGCTTTCTGTGGGGATGGGAAAACCCCAGGTGAATTCACTGTGTTCACTTCAATATCAATTGAATATATCTTCAATTTAGGTGGCATTATATCATCATCTACCACTGTATGATACTTTTCTACAAGATATTGAATCTCAGGTTTGCAGTTGTTTTCATATATGTCTTGTTTATTATTTTTCTGGAAGTCTGAATATGATCTATATGACTTGAATTTAATTTTTGATGCTTTATCACCATATATAGTGTCTGTATCACCATCATCATCTTTTTTGTATACATATGGAACCCATTTATCAGCTCTGTATCTGTTGTGTTCACCATCAAAATACCATAGATGCATGGTATCTGTATGCATGTCATAATACACATTCTTAAACATGGCTTAATCCAATGATCTTCTTATATACATTAAAATTCTCCCTAAATTATTTTGACCATTTTTATTAATACATTTTTTACAAAAACAGTTACCCCAATAATTATCATGCCAATGATTACCTTCAATCAAAATTAGATCACCAGTATTAATAAGTTTTTGTTTAATAGTGTTATTTTGATTAAATTTTAATTTTAATATTGATAGCATTACTTTATATTTTATATCATCCCAGTTTTTCACTATTTTTATATGCCTCGCTGCTCTTTTAGCTTGGCCAGGTGTTTTTTTATTAATAATGGTTAATTTATCTTCTTTATTTGTTGCTTTAAAAGATTGGAACATATGTTCAGACGTTCTGTACACTGTTTTATTAAAAATAATATCACTAAAATAAAAATTACTTAAAAAATCATATTCATTATCAAATGTTATTATATCATCCACTTTATTCTCCCTTAATACACATTCTTAAATATGGCTTAATCAAATGATATTCTGGATAGCATCTGATCAAGATATACATTTAACATACGTATTGCATCATGTATTCTATCACAATCTTTTGGGTCAATACCACAGTCAGCATTAGGCCCACATCCTTCACAAACCATATCACCAATGTCTTGAACAACTTTTATTTCATCCATTTTATTCTCCTTTAATATAGCATTTATATATATAAACCATATCCAAAATCTACGTTTAAATTTTTATTCCAATAACCATTAATACATGGTATTTTATCAATGTTTTCTATTTCTTTATATTCAAGGTCTGGAAGGCTAAGGCTAACAAACCAAAACCATAAATCAATGAATGTTTTATGACATGCTTCTTCATTATAATTTTTAATAATATTAGAAGGGCAGTTAAATTTTTCTAATACATCTAATACATCAGGAGATAATTCAGGAGTTTCATATTCAACAGCGACATGAAATCTACTAGCTGATTTCCAATTTCTACCATTTTCAGTATAATCTTCATTTTCATTAAAAGAAATACCAGTTAATTTACAAGACTCCTTATAAGCATTTTGAACTTTTTCAACATTTTTATTAACTTCTACTAAAACTTTTTCAAATTTACCATGACCATCACCAGATCAATCACCAATGACCAGATACATTTTATGCATTGTGTTCTCCTTTATTTTCCTTTTTTAAAGCTCTTTTACTATAATCTCTTTGTATTCCTTCGCCACATCTCCAACATTTTGGATTTTTTAACTTTGTACTTTTGCCTGTATCATACCCACATTTTTTACAGGGCTTATACCATACATCATAATTATCTAATGTGTTATTTTCCATTGTGTTCTCTACTAACATAGCATTTAAATTTCTTTATAGATGTTTCTATACTGTTATTATATACCATTGTATTTGGATTTTGTCAATACATTATTTTCTCTATTCTTTTAAACAACACTTTGTCAACAATTTTATTTTCATATTTATTGATGCCTCATTTACCAGTTAATGTATGTAATGCGAAATTACCACAACATATTATAAGCTCTGGTTGTATACTGGCAATAAACTTATCTATCCATTGGCGACAACAATCTCTGTGATATTCAGATGGCCTACCACTATTAAAACAGTTAATAGAATATATTATACCAAATTCAGCCTTAGTAAATCCATTAAGATTCATCATTTTTCAAAATTTAGAATTACTTAATGATAATTTATATGAACTGTCTGGTGATTCACTTATGATTACATATTTAGCATTTGATCCTATATATGGTTGTTGTATGCCATTCTGATATAAGTTACATTCTGTGCAGTCTATTTTGAACATTGATCTGATAACCATTTAAATTTTTCTTCAAATGTCATTTTGTCAAATTTTGAAGGTGATGTTTTTTTCTTTTCACATTCATTACAAATATAATTAATAATATCAAGACTATAACAACACTGATATATTTTACCACATTCAACACAAATTTTTGTTTTAAATTCTGGTATTTTCATATTTTATCCTTTTAATCTACACACAGATCATAATACTACTTTATAAATTATACACAAATTATTTTTTATTAAAAATAAACTTAATTTTCTGATAGAAGGTCATATTTTTGTAATGATTTAATTTGTCAGTGAGTTTTGTTATATCATAGTGATAATCACATAACATATTTGACATATTTTTGAATGCCTCAAATGGTACACCAATCTCTTCCTGCACTTTTTTAGACCATCCAATGATGTGTTTTTTATTGGTATAGTCAATGAATAGTTCTGGATATATCACTTCCCTTTCTACTATTTGTTTACATGATTCTTCCATTTTAGTTATATCAGGTAGTTTGAATTTTTCATAATTATATATTTCATAATATGGTATATCATCAGGTAATGTCTCTTTCTTTATATCTGTTATTATTATCATTTATCTATATCCTAATATTTCTGATTAACTTCCCTATCATCACCTGTCACAGTGGCATCAGTTAGCCATAAATCAAGTTCACTCTCATCATATATCTTCAAGCACTTTTTGTCAACATAGAATTTACCCACTTCTTGTATTCTACCACCAAACCTATTCTTTACAATTTTATAGTGTAGCTCACTTTTGTATACAAGACTTTCATCATCCTTGCCCATGATAGCCATAAAATCAGCTGCAGCAGCTATTCCCAGTGACTCCCCTATGTGAGTATAATCAACCTCCTTAAAGTCAATATCTATCCCACTTCTGTTGAGTTGGGACACACTTATTAATGGAATATTGAATTCAAGTGAAAGTGCTCTCAGTTCTTCACTAATTTGTTTACCGTTTTCATATAATTGACCAGCACTTTTATTTTCTGGTTTCATGATAGTCATATAATCACAAAATATAGTATCAAATTTAATGTTTCTATATTGATACTCCCTCAACACAGTCCTAAAATCAGCAGTGGATGCTTGCCCTGTTGGAAATTCTTTAATGATGATCATTCCCTTATCTTTTTTCTTCTTTAATAGTTTACCACCCAATTCTTTTACACTTTCTTTATTTGCATGCATCCTGTTTATGTCAGACAGCGTATTAATAGAATCAAGTCTTTTAGCTATTTCATTTTCACTTGTTTCCATACTGAATAATATTACATTATGGCCATTATCGGACATTCTTTCCATCATATTGATCAAAAGGGTGGTCTTAAATCCATGAATTCTACTTAAGAATAAAGAAAGTGAATATGGTGTTGGCCCTCCATTTGTAAATTCATCAAGCATAGGAAAATAGAATGGCATTTTGTTTTCATTATTTATAAGAACATTTTTTAACCGTGGTATTAATGTGTTCCAATAATCAACACCAAGATTTATCACAAGGTCTTTAGCTAGTGCTTTTTCAACAATCGTTTTAATCTCATTTATGTTGTCATTAGAATCAATTATATCAACACTATCAAGTATGCTTTGTTTTATAGCTTTCTCTTTTAGATAACTATTAGTTTCTGTTAAAAGAAAATCAAAATCTTTTTCCAGATCAAAATCTATGTCTTTAACAGTAGACAGGGTATCACCACAATCAACTATATCATTAATTATGAAATCATCAGGCAGTGTTAAATTCTGTTTATAGTGATCTACTATACATTTATATATATCTTTATAAACCGGATTATCAAAAAACTTTGGTTCAAAACTATTCATTAACATAGTCAGATATTTTTTATTTACTAACACACCTTTAATTATCAGTGATTCTATTACAGTATCAGACAGTTTTCTCTTCATATTCTTCCTTTAAATAAAAAAATGCTTATCATTAATTATACAATGATAAGCATTATATTTAAACTAACTATTTTTTAATCAGGTTATGTCTTTTTTTGCCTTTGATTTTGAATAGTGGGTCTTTTGATTGACACCAATCAATGTCATTAGATTTAGCTTTTTCAATAGCACCCTGTCCTTTGTTTCTTTTAAGCTTGGATGCTCTTCTTTTTTTGTTTTCTGGTGTTACTGGTACTGTTGGTGTATTTCTCATCCTATACTCCTTTTAATTAAACATTATTTTTGTTTATTGTTAACGATTATGCCATTAGAGTTTTCATAATAAACCTGATCATTATTATCATCATATTCACTTTTTCACCAAAAGCCATCAAAATTTTCACCATAAATATTATTACCATTAACATCATATAATTCAAACCAGTTATCTTTATTAAAATTATATCCAAAAAATTTTGTTAAATTCATATCTTACACCTCTGTTAATTTATATTGTTTGCCATCTATTTCAACAACTTTGCCTGCACATGATTTTGGTCTATTATCAATAATTGTGCCATTAGAATTTTCATAATAAATCCGATTGCTATTAATATCATATTCTCGTTTAGACCAATAACCACTGGAATCTTCATAATATGTTTCATTGCCATTAGCATTAAACTCTTTTTTCCACCAAAAGCCATGAGAGTTCTCATAATAAATTTGTTTACTATTAGCATCAAACTCTTTTTTATACCAATAGCCACCAGAGTTTTCACCATAAATCCGATTACTATTAGCATCATATAACCTGAACCAGTTATATTTACTAAAATCATGCCCAAAAAACTTTGCTAATTTCATATTATACCTCTGTTAATTTGTATTGTTTGCCATCAATTTCAACAATTTTGCCTGCACATGATTTTGGTCTATTATCAATAATTTTACCATTAATATTATATTCATTTTTCTCCCAATAACCATCAGAGGTTTCATAATAAATCCGATTGCCATTAGTATCAAACTCTTTTTTCTCCCAATAACCATCAGAGTTTTCATGATAAATCTGATTACCATTAGCATTAAACACATTTTTAAATGAAAAGGACTTAGCGTTTTCACCATAAACCTGATTACCATTTGAATCAAATAACTTGAACCATCTATCACTATTAAAATTATATCCAAAAAACTTTGCTAAGTTCATATTATACTCCTGTTAATTAAACACTATTTCTATTTCAACAAAACCTTCTTTAAGTGTTGGCATCTGTTGATTATACATAAAATGATTTATAATATCTTGGCCAATTGTTTTTCCTTGTCTATCATTGTCTCTTTTAATGATTGTATCACTATCAGAAACAACATAAATACATTTATAATTAGCTTTACCTAATGAT